TATGCCAGTGTAGGCTTCAGCGTAGCCGTCTGGATATTTTCTCACGTGCCAAACTCCAATATCTTGGGATATAGAATCCCGATAGTCTGCTGCGGATTGGAATTCAGGCACCAAAAGGATTGGATCTCCGGGAGTAATACCGTCATATTCGATGCGGAAAATAGGCTCCTCGTGAACGGAATCGACACCATCAAGAATGTTGCCAGTAGTTACCGACGGATCAGCTGGAGTGCCAGTAGTGGCAGTACCATACTTTACCACCCATGATGCAGTCTCTATGCCAGTGCCGCTTGCTTTGTCGTAGCGAGCGCATACAAGAGCGTTTCGTTTTTGACCGCTGACACCAGATTGCAAGGCGATTTCTTCCGATTGCACAACAGTAAAATGGTGTCCTTGGATCATCAGGTCGCCAGTATCTACTACAAGTTTGTTTGCTGTTTCCAGTGTGGGTTCAAGTTTGTTTTGAGTATCTAGTAAGTAGGCATCATGACCAAAAGCTACAGCATTGAGGTGAGCCATGTCGATTGGATCAACGTGTGCTTGTCCAGCAAAACCAGTTACAAGTTCCATTTACTCATCAACTCCGTTCAGCCACGCTTGAAAATCTTTGTCTTCTTGCTGAACGAGCTCTTGGTATTTCGTTTTATGTTCAGGACATAGGTAGTATTCAGTTGATACACCGTTGGAGTCTATGCGGTCGAATTTGCCCCACGCTGCTTCACGAGCGCCACCTACTTTGATGTGCTCTTCGGTACTGCAATTCTTTTTGTCGCAAGTCCATTTACTGTAGTTGGTATCAACGCCCATGGAATAACCTCACTTTCGTTCAGTGAGGTTATGGTCTTGGTAGTGTCACTTAGGCTGTTCTTGTCCAGCGGTGGAATTCAAATCCTGGGCAGTATTTCCATGTTCCGCCGTAGGTATTTGCAGGACTTGTTGCTGATGTACTTTCGTATACGGATCCAACCGGATGCGCTGCTAAAAAGCCAGCAGCCGCACTATCCCCTTCTACGCTGATCGTTATATCTTCGGAACCGTCAAAGGTAGCCTGGCCGTTTACCGCGCCTGTAAGCTTGATTGTTCGTGCTGTTGCAAGCTTGTTGGCACTTGTGGCGGCACCGCCTGGGCTGCTTGCGCCTGCGTAGTTGTGTGTATGGCTTTTTGTCGCCTTATTATTTAGCTGTGTCTGTACAGCGCTTGTCACGCCGTCAAGATACGACAGTTCGGTATTAGAGACGGAACTTGCGACCACTTGCCCGCTTGAGTTTGTAGCAAGCGCCCTGCTCGCTGTTAGCCCCGTAATCTGCGTTGCTGCGTGAGTATGTGAGCTTGCAGCCTTTCCAGCAAGAGCAGTATTGATCACTTTATTCTGAACGGGGTTGGTAGACGTGATTGAAAGAGCGCTATCAACTGTTATTTTATTAGCGCCTTGCGCTATACCGTCGAGCTTAGCCTTGTCGGACGCACTCATTAAGCCTTTAGCATCTTGTGTTGCAGTATTGCTTGGGAGTGTGAGTGTCCTACCCTGAGCATTGGTTACATGGCCAGTCCCATTGATACTCATACGAGCGCCTACCGTTACGGTATCGCCCCATTCCGCGGTTGTATTACCCGCAGCGCCATAAGCACCAGCCGATACACCGCTTGACGCATGGCTTAGGCTTACCTCATTCTCGTCTCGCGATGCGTTTATAGGTGATGATGCACTAATGGTTGCCACCGCCGCATCTGCTGTTTCTTGGGCATTGTCTGCTGCGTTTTGAGCGGATGCAGCTGTTGATGCTGCGTCTGATGCTTGTTCTTTCGCGTCTTGAGCTAGATTAGATACTCCTTGAAGATCTTCAGCATCAACGTCAGCATTGATAGTGCGACCTGCGATAGTGATACCTTTACCTGCAGAGTAGCTAACGCCACCGCCAGAGCTTTCAGAACGTCCAGTCATGGATTTACTTGCTGATGTATCGCCAACTTTGTATGCAATACTTACAAGACCGTTAGAGCTGATTGTTACGGTCTTGTAAGTAACTTCAGTTGCTACGTAGATGCCAGTTATTGGATCGATCGCACCAACAAGATCGCCGATATCAAGCACTCGCCCTTCAGGTATGTCGACCTTGACGGTATCGCAGTTTTGCAGCTCTTTGAGTTTTTCTTGGCCCTTCTCGCTTAGCTCGTCACTGTCTGCATTGGTATAGTCATATATCAGAGTGTTTTCATCTGCTCCAAAAAGGCTTTGTGTTGTGGATACATTGCCATCAGCATCAGCGTAAAAGTGCAGGACGATTCGGTTCTTCAGCTCGCCTTCGCCAAGGCAAACAAGATGATTGACTGGGAGGTAATCCTTGTCGATCTCTAATTCGATCTGTGTGGTGTCAAGCTCATCGCTGTCGGAATAGTCGGCAATAGGTTCGGCAGAAAGCACCACCATGCCGTTGTCATAGGTCATCTTTAGTTTTGCCGATGATGCCGTAAGCATAGCAAGAATAGCGAAGTATCCGTATTCATAGCGCACCTGGTAGTTTATGTTGATCCCACTTGACGTCATCGGCGCAGTGAAAATATCCTGCAGGTTCATCCTCTCAATGAGACTGCGGATAACGGTATGAGCTTCTCCATTGAGGACCAAGTAGTCTTGTCCGCTATCGGGACCGAGTACATGAGCATTTAGCAGGCCGTGCCAAGTCATTCCCTTGTAGGTTATGACATCTTCTCCTGTATTTGTGCCGATGCCTTTAATCTTTCCGCCATACTCGGTACCTTCGATGTACACGAGAGCCTTGTCTTCTAAGCGGATCTTCGAGTTGCGATCGATTAGCACCTCGAAAGTATTTGCCTGATCGCTTTCATCGCGTCCGTATTCGAGGTCGAGCGTCGCATTGCTCAGCACTCCCTGGTCGATACGATTGGCATCGGTGTAGATCAATTGCTCCATGGGTGTTGACTCCTCTCGTAGTACTTGACGATGTCAAAATCAAAGGAGTTATCCCAGGACAAGGTATTGTTACCTACGGCTAGTTTCTGCCATATGTATTCACCGGAGCCTTTAATGCCCTTGTTGCGATTGTTGAAGCAATTAACTACGTTGCCATAGAGATCGATTAGCTTGATGCTTTGATGGTCCTTTCTGGTATAGATTTCAAGCCTGGATCCGTCAGGTACATTGACGTTCACTTGGTAGATATTCCCACCAATATTCACGTATGGATTAAGCGCTGGCCCATATATGCGAATAAGTATGTCACATGGCATAAGCGAGCTGTTGATGATGTTCTTGCTTGAGCGCGGACGTTTGAAATCAAACGGGAAGTCAAATGGGAAATCGAGGTAGTCAGAATCAGACATGGTATCGATCTCCATCCTGAATTGTTCTAACTCCTCCTTAATCCAGGCAGGGTAAGGGATATGGCAGTCCATGGTCATTTCGGCGAAGCGGTCATCGAAGTGGTAGTTATCGAAAGAGCACGCGCGCATAAATAGCTCTACATACCAATCATTGACATAGAGCTTACCTGGCGTCGGATCCTCTTCATTGTCGGGAAGCATGGTTAGATTGTCTTTCTCTGCGATCTCGTAGATTTGATCGCGCAGAAGTAATCCATCTTCTTCAGTATCGGCAGCAACGCCTATAGGTAGGTCTTTATCAATGGGGCTTCGAGTAAATGAGGATACTTTTCCGTTAACCTCATTTGGCGTCCATTCCCAGTCTCGAATCGCATTGGCGAAATAATGCAGAGGGCCACCGTCACCAAGTGAAATGGTTTCGTTCTTGTGGTTGACGTATTTTATGGCCATATTAAACGGCATCTACACTACCTCCCTTTGCATGCGTCCTAGCTCACGGCGGTTGTATTTGATCTGTACTGGACTTGCGAGTTTCGCTGAGATGTTCTTGTCCATCTTGTCGATGCGTGAAGTTACCTCGTCGAGCTTTGAGACAATTGAATTGAATCCGTCACTTAGATCAGCGGTAAAACTGGTGTTATCGATTGGTGCCTGAATAATGCTTGCTGCAGATACTTGAGCGAGCTGAGCTGACATGTTATCCGGTATTGCAAGCGAGCTGAGCTGACCATCGATATTGATCATCGGCAAAGAGGTGTTTTGTACCTTCTTTGCGATGCTATTGGCGATTTTTGAGGACGCATCTTCAATCAGGCTAATCTTTCTCAGCATGCCGCCTGCTAGGTTCTCAACCAAATGCTCGCCCCAGACGGCTTCACCGCGTCCGCCTTCGCGCAGAATACCTTCCTTAGGAACTGAGTGCCCAAGGATATTGCTTACCGTACTTGCGATAGAGTTTGCCGCATTAGCTACCCAATCGACTGCACCGCTAAGGCCATTCGCGAAGTTTTGTCCAAGATGGCTGCCCCAATCGCCACCTTGGCTTCCTGCTTCTTCGAGCGGACCAGTAGCAGCATTAGCGTCTCCCTGTGCAGCTCCGCTGATGCTTCCTTGACCACTGCTTAGGCCACTTGCCATTGCTTGCGAGCCACCCGATCCTGCTTGACCAAGCTTATCGATAGTTCCGTTTTTAATAGCTTCGGCTATTTGATCGATGCTCGCTTGCCCGTTGCTGTAGGCACTGACTATCTGAGATATCTGGGTAGGGGTGAGGTTAGCAAGATCCTGTTGACTTATGCCAACGCTTTCGAGTTGGCTCTTAAAGTCACTAACGTTATATCCAGCATTAGTAAATCCCGTCCAGGCATCAGCAAGTGCGCTCATTTGATCGGGCGTTGCTGCCGCAAGCTGTTCTTGCGATAAGCCAATAGCAGCCATATCAGAAGCAAATTTATTTACATCAATACCTTTTTGAGACAAAGCATCGTAGGCGCTAACAATCGTGTTAACTTGGTCTGGAGTCATACTAGCAAGGGTCTCTTGTTTGATGCCTAACGCATCAAGATATCCGCCCATGGATTCAAGCGCGATGCCAGATTCTCCCATAGCATCAAGCCATGTTTGACTTGTTCCAATAAATGCCGTAACGCTTTGCGCAACACCATCCATCGAGTTGCTATATGACTCAATGGTGCCTTTGGTGGCGTTCATTGTTTCTTGCTGCTTTCGGAGGTCTGCTTCTCCGTTAGCAATCTGCTGCGCTAGATATTCGTTACTTGATCCTGTTGCTTCGTATTGAGCTCGCAGCTCTTCAAGGGCCTGCTTTGATGTCTGGTAGGTTTGCTCTTGTTCAACAAGCGTTTTTGTTGCTTCGGCAATTGAGTCCGCATAGGCTTGCGCTTTGGCATTTTCAAGCCATGCATCGGCATTATTTCTAATTTCATCGGCCGACTTGGACAATGCGCCAGTAGCTGCGTCGGTTACTTCCACCGAATCGCCAGTTATCGAGTTGTATTGTTCAACTGCTCGTTGCAAGTCGCCTTGTTGAGATGCGGTAAGGCCTGTTTGCCCGGCAAGCTCCTGGATGGTTCCTACGTAGCGGTTGAGTAACTGTTCATTTGTGTAGTATTCAGCCCAGGTGTCCTGGAATGATTGGGCCATCTCGGCAGATTTTGCTATAGAGCTTTCGATTGCGTCGCTATAGCTTTGCCACGAGTTGATACCTGATACAGCCGCATCGTTTGTGCCATAGACTGCTTCTTGAGCACTCTCTTGTGCAGTGATAAGTCCAGTAGTAGCTGATTCCAGGTTCCTAACTTCAGTAGCGTAGCTAACGATTTGATCTACAGCAAATCCTGCCAGCAAGGCGATAAGAACGCTACTTAATGCCATTCCTGCGATCTGTAATCCGCCAACCTTGGATGCTGTATCTTTGAGTGTTGCACCCCAAGTGGTAGTTTTGCCATCTGCGTCGGTTATTTCTTTGGTGAGAAAGCCGACAGCACTACCAGCAACATTAAAGCCAGCACCAGCAACCTTTGCTGCGGGGCCCACACCAGCTAGAGCAAGAACAAATTGAAGGATGCCAGCTTGGCTTTCCTCACTCATGTTACTGAAGTTATCGAGCGCACCAGCGAATACTTTCACGGCACCAGCGCCGCTCTTTAATACGCTTTCCAAGTGCGGCATTAAGGATTCAACAAAGGGGCCAAGGGAATCGGTGAGATCACTTAATGCTGCAGTGAGATCTTTGTATCCGTCGGTATCCTTGATTGCCATTAGGGGCTTCTGCACAGCGTCTGCCATGTTAGATAACACGCCAGTAAGCGTTTGTGCTTGCTTGGACATCATGCCGCCGAAATCGCGATTCATGCCGTCCTGCAAAGCTTGTATTGCAGTATCAGCGTCTACTACACCATTGGTAACCATTTGCATGGCGGTAGGGATGTCGCCATTAGATATGACGTCAGCTAAGTATTGCCAAGCTGGGATACCAGTCTCGGTTAGCTGCATCATTTCTTCTGCGGACACTTTACCCTTAGCGTTCATTTGGCCAAGAGCGCGTGTGATTTGATCGATGCCAGCTTGCCCAACACCAAGTCCAGATGCGGCATCGCCAATAGAGGTGAGCAACGGGATGCATTCTTCTGCTTCAAATCCCATTGCGATGAGTTTTTGGGTGGATGATTCAAGACCTTGCAGCTCGAATGGAGTGTTAGCCGCAAAGTCTGCAAGGTCTTCTAACATCGAGCGTGCTTTTTGAGGACCAAGCATTGTTTCGAATGCAATACTGGCCTGTTCCGCTGCGGCTATGGTGTCAAACGAAAACTTGGCAGCCGCGCCAGCAGCAGCGGCTAATGGGACGGTAACGCCCATGGTCATGATATTGCCGAAATTAGACAAGCCATTGCCTATAGTGCTTAGGTTTGTGGCCATGCCTTTTGATTCACGTTTAACCTGGTCTGCTAATCCTTGTACTGCTTGCTTAAACTGCTCGATATTAGCAGTAATATCAATCTCAATCTGTCCGTCAGCCATCCATGCCCCTTATGTGTCTATTGTGGGCTGCCTCCTCTCTGGTACGGGCTGGTAGCATGAGGGCTTGCTGTCTCTCCCTGTAGCTTGCTCTCATTTGCTTGTTTAGATTCTTGTCGTCCAGATCAACCGCACGTATTCTGATGGCTTCCATGGTCTGTGAAGTGTCACTAAGGCCATCGAATAAACTCATAAAGCGCCACCAGTGCATATCAGTTTTGGGGTCGGTTAGATCGATGTGGTACTCACGTTCGAAGTCAGATATGACCCTCACAGCGTCGTATCTCCAGTCAAACAGGCGCACCTTCTTCAGACGGCGTTGCTGTTTGATGGGTGGTTTTTCTGGACCATGAATTGATTTGCGTTGAAGGAAATCAAGAGCTGCCGTTAATGCTTCTTCGGTATGCGCTACTGCAATTTGATAGGGAACCGATCCGTCGCTTTGTGGCTCGTACGGAAACGCTTTAAGCAGGATCACTGCAGCTTTCTTCCAATCCAAAGCTTTTGGATTATCGACTACAGTCCAAATATCTATCCAAGTGCGAAATGAAGTGTTGATGGGAACAGAAATGCCGCCAACATCAACTGTTGACGGCATCTGCTTAGTAAGAAGGTTAAGCATCTCTAGACACCAAATTCCTTAAAAAGCTCCTGCATAGAAGTTTCCTTTTGAGCGTCTGCAGCGGTCTTTTTGAGATAGGTAAGTAACTGCAGAGTTTCCATGAAGTTATTACCGCGCCCCTCAAAGATTTCATCACATGCTTCCTGACCAATCATACCTGCAATGAGATTGCGCATTTCCCTAAAGATAGAAGTCATCTTTGCGGTGTCATCGAGGTTGTTATTCTTTGCAAGCTTCTGGATCCGAGCTACTACCATTTTGGTCTCATCGATGGCATCAAGATCACCTACGCGCACCTGATACTCTTTACCATTGATCTCAACCGGGACAAAAGTCTGCTTAAACTCAAAACCCATTTATAAGACCTCCTCGTTGTTGTCGCTTTCTGCTTCGTCCTCACCATCTGTGGTGGGGCTTGATTGCTCAGCCCCACCCGAAGCGTCAGATGGTGGTGTTATTCCCCCGATGGAGTAAAGGTACTGGTAGAAGAATCCCAATCTCCTTCTTCCCAGGTTCCGTTATCAGCCATATCAAGAGTGCCTGTTGCCTTTACTGGCTCGCCAGAGTTTGGCTTAGAAAGAAGCTGGGTAGAAAGCAAAAACGGAGCTTTCTTCGCGAGTACTTTGGTCGCGCTAGAGCCTTCGACCCAGGAGTAGACACGCAAGATCTCAACAGGGAGGTTTGACTTGCCTTCATTTTGTTGGAAAAAGGAATCAAGCGTGTTATTACGAAACAAGTCCTTCTCGTAGGAAATGGAAGCCTTGTTGCCTAATACGTACTTCGAAGGCAGGCGCTGGTCAATATAACTAGGCTCATATGCTTGCTCATCGCCTTCGTCTTCCCAAGAAAGTAGATGGGTAATGTCCTGCCATGAAGGAGACTCGCTGCCTGCAGTGTTAATAAGATATTTGAGTTCGTCGCCCCATACTGGTACTTCGGTATTATCTTCAGCCATGTTGTGGCTCCTTTCTATTTATTCTGGTTTCTGGATATAGTTAAGGTCGAATGTCACTTGCCAGTCCTCGAAGGTGCTCGTGCGTCCCAAGCAGTAGGGGATTGATGCGGTTGGCTTTCGGTATGCAACAAAGTCGGGAAGTATGGTTGCTTTTGGCAAGAATGCAGAAGTAAGGCTACGAAGGTACTTGTCTGCATCGAGCCTGTCTTGCTCATCTTCGGCAGCTATACGTAACGTCAACAAACATGGGAATGGACAGGCATATTCACCAGATATATAACCTGTCGAAGCGTCGGTAGAGCTGTTCCTGGTTGATAGCATAAGGCGTGGAAGTGGTCCAGGTTCGGCGGTTAACTCTTCGAAGTGTATTTCTACTTGCTCGCCATTTGCTTTTATGACCTCTTCAAACAGGTCTAGAATTTGTTTCGCCAGTTCAGGATTAACATAGTTCATTTGCTTGCCTCCTCTTTTGCTGCTTGCTCTCCCTCTTTAATCCATTGCTTGAGGTGTTTACCCTCTGCTTTGCTATACCAATCTGGACCTGTTCCAGGTGTGGTGTATTTCCACCCACCAGGCGCGTTGTACTGTGGTGCTGCGTAGGGCACTGCTGCGCTGCCATATCGAACCTTGCCAGTTTCATAGTCGCTTTCCGTTTCTGCAGAAGCACGCAATTTACCCTCACGCTTAGGAACGTACGGCTCGCTATCACGCACTACTGCTTGCGATATGGCGGTTACTGCAGCAGTCTCCATTAGGTCTGCTTTTCGCAATGCACGACCAATATCAACTGCAGCTATGCGTATCTGGACGCTCATGCCAGCGTCAGCTCCCAGTGATGTACGCGAGAGTTGATATAGATCGGCGTCACCGTCTCAACCGTGAAAGCATCTTGTGGCGGCGTCTCTTCTGCATGAGCACCCATAATCACGCGATCACCCTTTTTGAGCGGTTCGGCTGATCCTGGCATCAGCATTGTTACGCTGCGATTTGATGTGTCGCCCTGGATGCCTGGGGTAGCACCAAAGACTTCATCAAAGCGTACCCGCGCAAGAATTTCTGGTCCTTCCCAAGTTGCCTGGCGGCCTTCAACTCCCTTAATCCAGGCAGTGACGGTGTGAGGATAGATACTCATAGTGCTGTCTCAATCAGATAGGTGCCTGATAAACACTGCTCAATCAAGTCATCGATGCTCATGGTTGATGCATCGACGTATGTCTCGCTTACCTTTGATGCGGTATAGCTCGACACCGCTGGATCGATGATCGCATCGCATGCAATACAGCATGCGTTTTGATACGCAGTCAGTTCTTTATCAGGTAAATCGGACAAATCAAAAAGGCAGCAGCGCGCATTGACGCGCGCCACCGCCTTAGAAATAACTGCCTGAAAATCATCCTGGCTAAGTGACCCGCCAAACTCTTTGGAGTAATACTCGTATGTTGGTACTGGGTCGGCCATGACTATTCACCAGTTACCGTTACAACGCATGCTGCAGAAGTCTTGTCGCCTACGGTTGCAGTGATATTGGTAGAACCAGCGGCTACTCCAGTTACTAGGCCAGTATCAGGATCTACGGTTGCCTTGTCTGGGGCAGAGGATGCGAAGGTTGCTTTGCCAGCTTCTGCAGGAATTACCGTAGCGCTAAGTTGCTTGCTTTCCTCAACGCCAAGAGACATGGTCTTCTGGGAAAGCGTTACGGAATCGGCAGGCTTGCCAGTGATCGAGCCAACGACAACGCGGTCGATGAGCTCTGCATACAGAGCGATACCACAGACCGCAACAGTATCGGTCGTGAGGTTCTTATATTCGACATCATGGTGCACACCAACGTAGCCCGTTGTATCGGTAGTGAACTCGAATGCGCGAGCAATGTCAGCATTAGCTGGGTTGGTGTAGTAGAGGATGATATTGTTGCGAGCAGTACCGTATACCGTACCCTGAGGAATAGAAGCGTGAACAAGCACGTTGTAGAGACCCAAGAAGTTCTCGATATAGGTGAAGCCGAACACCGTCTGAGTGGTGATATCCTTATCGGTAAGGTAGTTTGCAATATCGAGCGGGTTTACAAAATAAACCAGATCAGATTCTGCTACATCGTAATCTTCAAAGAGAACCTTGAGCTGACCCCAGGTCTGAGCTAACGCACCCTGAAGGCCAACACCAGATGCACGTCCTTCGCCTGTCGCCAAGAAGGTGATGAAGTCGCTGCGGATACCCTTCTGGATATCGGTGATCATTTTGGTGTCGGTATCGGTTACTGCCTGTTCGTAGCCCTTGTCATTGATGGCTTCGAAAGTAGTGGTCTTACGATACTTCTTTACCGTAAGCTCAAAGGTGTCTACTACCTCGGTCTTGTACTTAGACAGGGGGATTTCTTCGCCTTCTGCAACGGTACCGTCTTCGAGCGTGCCAACCACACGGTACGCCTTAATGGTATTGCCAGGCGTCTTTTCAATCTTGCGCGTGATGCCAAGCATCTCGCTCAAGGAGTTAACTACATTCTCGGAGAACTGGTTCACAAAGTCGATTTCAGAAACCTTTGCGAAATCGGCTGCTTTCATAAGATTAGGATCAGTTGCCATTTATAGGCTCCTTTCTACTCAAAGAGATCCATGTTTTCAGCAATTAAGCGACGTCGCTTTTGTGCGTCCTTGATTGCCATAATCTCTTCTTTGGTAATCTTCCTTCCGCTTCCACCAGGAGTTGCAGCGCTAGACATCGTCTTGGTGGCTTGGCTGGTATTTGGTTCTTGAAACAAATAGGGGTAAGTCTCAGCAAGCTTGGCGGTATCAAGGCCTGAAATGTGGCCATCCTTAGCTACCTCGATCTCGTTCATGTCGAGATGAGCAATAAGGGCCACCGTATCAGTGCAGCCAGCGGCTAAAAGGGCATTAGTTACCGTGAGGTTCTTCTCACGCGCTGCCCAGTCGCTTGCTGCCTTATCGGATGCAGCCTTAGCTTTTTCCTGCGCTGCCTTTACTGCGGCATTGATGTCATCCTCGGTAAGCGCCTTCTCAAGTGACGTGTTAAGCGTCTGCTCACGCTGCTTAGATGCTTCAAGCTCATCTTCGAGGTCTTTGATGCGCTGCTCTAGCGATTCACGCTTGGCTTTCTGGTTTTCATCGGGCTTTCCTTTAGGACCGCTTGGGTCTTGTGGATCAGCACCATTGCTTCCTTGCTGCTGGTTATCGTCGCCGTTGTCTGCCATACTTGCTCCTTCCATCGAGTTTGGTTCGGGCTTCTCTGCCCGCTTGGTGGTGCCACTCTCCGCTCGTGGCATGCGATGTGAGCCTCTTCGCTTGGCTCGTGCGATGGTTGGAGTATCGACTTTGTGTCACTTAGTCGCAGTCTTCTACATGGGTATGCTCTCCACACCCGTTGGTTGGAGACAGTTGCGGTCTTGTATAGATGATCGATCCGTCATTCATCACCCAGGTTTCTGGCGGAAAACGGCGGCATTCAATGAGCCCGTCATCGTTGGGGTACGTTGCATAGACGCATGTTGCGCAGGTTAGGTATTCGGGAAGTTTCTCTAGCATGACATGATTATGGGAAACGAGTCACTGGGTAAAAGAAAACCCCGCCGAAGCGGGGTCAATCTTAAACATATCTGTATTTAGGAGAATATTCTGAGCTGAACTCCCGTATTTTTTTTGTTTCATCTATCAACTCTTTAGGCGCATCTGGCAATGGATCCATATTGTCATCGAAATACATATCAAATACCGATAAGCTTCCATATTTTTCAACAAGAGAATCAAATACAGGAGTTTCAGGCAATTCTCGTTTCATTATGATAACCTCCTCCTGATTTCTTCTAAAACATACCTAATAAAAGGCGATTTCTTTACTTGTCCATTGTACGCTAATTCAATACACATAGCTAATCCTTCGGAATATAAGGCTGATTTATTGTTGGTGGCATATGCTTCTTTTGCAGGGTAAAAAGAAACGCTATCAATTGCGTTGTCTAATTTCATTTTTTTGCTAGAGCTAGCATTCATTTCTTTTAGTGCAGCAGTCAAAATACTTTTTGCTTGTTTCGCATTCGCGAAGTCTTCAAAAGAGTTTCCTCTCCCTTTATTTGCTAAAGCAACCTCAATTAAGTGGCCTGCCTCATGTCTGCCATCACTTAATGCCTCATTATGTTTACCAACAAAATAAAGAGCATTAACGTACACAACTCCAGAAGCAGATGTTTCCATGTAGGTGTTCTTATTTAAATACTCTCCAGAAATTGATATCCAAGACTTCGCTTTTGGAAAATCAGATAGAACTTCATCAATTCCGCAACAAGCCATCTTTACAGATTCAAAGTCTAGGTTTTCTGCATTGTGAATGAGTACATTATGCTTGTTATTTAGCAGTGTTTTTAGTTCGTCAAGACTATTTGCTGAATACAGCTCTGACGTAGTTTTATTTTGACTCGCTTCTTCCAGCTTTGAAAAGAAAGTTCTTCTACGTCTGGTTTCTGCAGTTACTTTTGAATATAGTGCCCTTGGTTGGCTGCTTACTCCGTAGGCTTTCTCTCTGTTGTATAGACGTACCAGTCCTGTATCTTTACAGTGCTTGTTTAGTATTCTCTGTTGCTTGCCTAAAACAAGGCGCTTCTGCACATAGGTTGAATCTTCAAGCCCAACGCCAGCACGCTCAAGACCTACGATCTCACGTTTGGTTTTACGGATTCTGCGTTCAAGTTCTCGCTGGCGTTGCGTTGCTTCGTAGTATTCATCGCTTGTCATGTGGTACTTGGCTTGTGCTACCTTAAAATCTCGATCTGGCAGCTGCGTGATGCCAGGAAAGAAGGGATGTAGTCCATGCTTACAGTTGACGCCCTTTAGCCTGTCACCCAGCGCTACGTTAGGACCACGTAGCCCCATGTAGCCAGTTAACTCGTAGAAATCTGGGTATGTGGTGCCATCCACTGTTTTCTCGCCTGATAAACAGCCTGGCAGGCCTTGCCATTGAGCATGCGAAGGACGTGCGCCAAAGTGAGCAGAAGTGATTGCAAACTCGTGGCCATAGCTTTCCATTGCCTCCATCGACATGCGCCCGCCTACTTGGCTTACCTGGCTTACGATGTGACGTCTAAGTGCTACATCGACCATATTCGATACAGTAGCCTTGCCATTGCTGCCATAGTCTATAACCCCAATGCCAGCGTCCATGAGTTTAACAACACCGTCAGACAAAGCCTTTTCGTATGGCTTGGTGCCGAGTACTACCTCATTGATGGCATCCTGCGATACCTGATACCACATACGCTCTGCACCCTGTTCCATAAGGATATTTTGGCGCGTGACAATATCGGCTACCTGCTCGGCTGTTGTCTTGGCGAGATTTGCAAAGTGTGCCGTAGCACCGAGAGAAAAGTAGGCTTGTGCTACGTCTGCTCGCTCTTGGCCATAGATTGATTCGAGCTGGTTTAGGTCGGCAGATACCGAGTCTGACAACGCCTTCTCTACCTCGTCATGGACTTCTTGACTGATCACGTCCCGATACTTGTTGAGGATTGTTTGTGCTTGGTTTGGAAATGTCTCTACAAGCTGTTGCAGGGCTGCCTCATCGCCTAACTTGGTAAAGCCTTGCACAAGATGGTCAATCAACGTATCGCTCATTTCCTGCACGTACTTTTCTTGCGTTCCATGCAGGATGGTCTCGACCAGCTCATCGATCTGTTGCTCGGTAAGCGCCATGTGTTACGCCTCGATAGGTACGCTTAGTGCGGCGTCATCGAGCGCGCCTTGCGCTTCCCTGGCTTCTTCTTCAGTATAACCCTGCCAACGTACCATATACTTCCAGGGTTCGAGCAGTCCTGCAGCCACATCGGCTCGGTCGCGCTCACGTAAGCTGTCATCGTCTTGCATGATCGAATCACCTAGGACTACGTTTACCTGTCCTGCGATGTCGACAAGAGGGGTAGTGCCAAGCTCTCGGTAAATTCCGCAGGCAGCCGTAATAAGCGACTGGATCGCTGGCTTGATGATATGCTCATGGCGGCGTACAGCCCGCATCATTTCTGAGTTATCTGCTGCTACTTGCTTTGCTGTCGTAATGCCGCCTTGATCGTCGAGTGCATACGCTTTGATGCCGAATCCGATACGTTTGCCAAGCATCTGCAATGCGGTCGATAATGCCTGCCTGTTCTCTTCGGTGCGCAGGCTTGGGTTGTACTCAAAAACGCGAGCCTTTTCATCGTAGGTATTGCTCTTTACCGCTACAAAGAAGCGTTTGCCCGTCAACATGGGTACCTGAGCGTTGCCGTATTCGTCTTTAGACAACATTGATTCAGGCAACACTAAAAGCTTTCGACCCATAATTAGATCATCGCCCATATTGTTGAAAGCAAGATCAACGGTTTTTAATGCATCAATCGCATCATGAAAGAGAGCCACACCCATTGGACTGTAGTCCCAGTATGGGTTATCGAATGCCAAGCGAATAAGGCTGAACGTTGGGTAGGGTTGTTTAGTATTTACGCTGGTATTGGAATCGAGATATCCTGCTGGTACAAATTGTTTGCCAGTATCGTCAAAGAATCCGCAATAGATCTGATAGTTACCATCGTCACCACGCTGATGTACTTCAATCTGGGTGCACTTGTTGCCACGAATGTAGACATCAGCCAAGAAGGCACAGTCGATGCAGTCATCTGCTTCCCAGGACAATGGAATAATAGAGCGTGCATCATAGCGCATAGGGCACACCTTAAGTGCTGATGACTTACCAGTCTCGGTAAACCCTGAAACATGGAGCGCCCAAGCGGCAGTGCCAGTAGAGCACATTCGCCCAATAGCTAATGGTGCTCGGTCGTGCCACATGGTTACGTCTAGCCACTGCTCTAACCAATCAACCGTAGTCCCATCTTCGACTTCATCGAGCGAGATTGAAGCAGTTTCGTTATAAATCAGCCCTGCCATGTCGTCACAGATCATGGATGCAGGTGTGCAGCTGCGTACCTTGATTTTATTTTTCTTAGCAGGGTTTTGTGTATCAGGTTCTTCAAGCCAATAGAACGGGTTGTCCTCTTGGCGAATGTAGCTCCACCAGGTATTGATGTAGCTATCCATAGGTGTATGCAAGTCTGCATTGTCGTATCCAAGGCTAGCAAACCACTTGCTCGCTTCGCTATTGAGTCCTTTGTCCATCTTCTAAATCCTTTCGGTTTAAGGCATATCGGGATCTGCAATGAGATCGAATACGGCATAACGCACCGCATCGATCGTGTGGTTGTCTTTGTCTGGGTAGCCTTTGAAGTTGCCCTCGTCATCTTCGAGTGCGCGGTATCGGCTGAACTCCTGATAGGCAAGCGGGCATCGCTCGCGATCAATAACGATTGCTTTGCGCTTTGTAAGCCACTTAATACCGTCAGCTACGGGCACTCGCTTAGACGCGCCCATAATGGCCATACCGCCATGGCGCCAGGTTGCAATATCTTTAGGCGATGCGGTATCGGCTCGTATCTCGTTTTGAGGTTTGTTGCGGTTATAGACTGGCTTGCCATCGTTGGTGTATAGCGGTTTGCCAGTTTCGTCTCGCTCTATCAAATGGCGCTTAACCTCTTCGATGTTCGCGTCGTCTAAGGTCTTGGTATTAAAGATCTCATCCAGGATGTAAAGCGTGCGGGTCTTGCGGTCATACCCGACGCGAAGCCATACCCACGGATCAGACTGAAATCCCCAGTCCATACCGCAACGGATCCACTTCATAGCAAGCGTGTCTTCGTAGGTGATGCTTTGGGCTACCACGTTATTGAACACTGTGCCTGTAAGACCAGTTTCCTCTCCCATGTACTCGTTTGTATAAGCGGTCGGGTTGATCTCTTTGAGCACCTCGGCCTGCTCGATGAAACGCTTACCGATAAACTCTGCAGGTACGTCTAAATACGTTGAGTGGTGCACCAGCTTGCCAGGTTCCTCTATGCGCGCTTCTTTATTGGTCCACTGCTCTGTGTCGGGCTCTGGATTGTAGATATCGAACTCTAGCGAGTAGTCGCTACGAAACACCGACTGGCGGACATTACGTGCATCCTCTGGTCCTGATAGCTGGTTGTACTCTTCGAGTAGAAGGATTTCGATTTTTGCGTCTGGATCCTCGAAGGTGATTGACTTGAGTTTTTCGGGTTCATCAAGCCCTGAGAAGATGATCTTCTGCCCGGTTTTGTTGTAGGTGATCTCCATAGGTGAGACGGTCTTATCGAAGTCGCATCCTTCTCCTGGCTTACCAACGGTCATGCCGCGCTTAGCGATAGCCCATAGCACGTTGGCAAAGCATGAGCGGCGCAGTGTGTTGGCATAGCGCCTACCGCATATCCATTGAGCATGAGGTCGATGCAAGAAGATATCTAAACACTTTTGATAACCGTAGCTCGACTTGGTAGATCCACGCCCGCCTTTTAGCATCACGCGGTTTACTTTGCCCGAATCGATAACACGGGACACATCGCAGAAAACAGGGGAGATATTGGCAGACATATCGTAAGGCGGCACCAGTACTCGCTCATCATCCTCATCGGTATTTACCTTTACGATTTGCTTGTCGACGCCCGTCATTCGGTTAAGTAAGGTAGTAGATTCGATTAGCGCTTTGACGGCAGGAGAGCCTTTGTAAAGCCCATCTTCCTCTAGGTCGGATATTGCTTTATCGTTGAGCTTTCTCACGCGTTCTACTGCTATATCCAGGCTCCACTGAGCTTTTTTAGCGGCTTCAGCTCGTGCTTTTTCTATCCTCGCCGCTATCTCGCCCTTGCGAGACAGCTCCCATGCCTTGTTGTTTACCGTTTCTGGCTTCATGCGAGCACAGTTATATGCAGCGCGGTAAGCATCGGTCAGATTCATTCCCGCTACCACGCCTTCGATAAACTTTTCTTGTTTAGGAGTAAGTGCCATGAGTGCATGATCTGGCAGGTGTCACACAAAGCAGTAAGCCAGCCCGAGGAGGTTGGACTGGCTTACCTAAGGAGATACTGTAGGACTGACCCTACGCTGATTAGTATTGGGGGAGTGTCACTAAATACAACAAGAGCCGCACCACATTGGTACGACTCTTGTCTGGAGAACTATCTCAAATATAAGAAAACTATGGATATAAAGAAACAGAAACTTACTAATTTTGTTTTGCAGGATTCGTAGCCACAATCCAACCTTTTCCATTCGAACTTTCTATTATTTTTAATGCTATAGTTTGTTGAAAAGTAATCATATATAAATGATGTAAGGTCAAAATTGCATCCTGAAGCTTATCATCATTTTCCATTTCTACAATCTTTAAGCCAAGTTCTTTCAAATCTTTATATGAAAAATGTCTGTTATGCATTGCTGATTCACTGTGCTCGCATAACTTATCCAAGATTCTAGTGATCGTTTCGTCGCAACACCCATCATTTGAAAACATATTAGTTCGAAGCCATGTCTCAACAATATCTTTTGACATTTCGACTGCCTTTTCGCAATCACCAAGAAAGGTAGGACCATATTTTCCAATTATTTGACCCCACAAAACAGCAGAAGACGGATTGGACGTCACCTGATCAACGGCACGTTGAAACTCCTCAATAACGCCACCAGCAGCAACGCCACGAAATTGAGGATCCGTAGGCCCAAGAGAAGATTGCTTCCCCATGATAATTTCTTTACAAGAACAAGCAATCATAGTTCCAGCAGACATAGCCATCTGGGGAACAATTGCGCAAATATCATTATTGAAGCAGTCTCTTAGGTATTTCACTATTGCTTCCGTAGCAGCAAGATCACCACCAGGAGTATGCAAAACTAAATCTAAACCTTTGCTTCTATCAAGACTATAAACAGCATTCATTAAGCCATTCATATCATTATCAGTAATTGCCATCTCGGATACCGAATCGCTTTTTTGCAACCAGCCAGAATAATAACAAATAACATTTCTATTCCGAATTTCAGACAACTTGGTAATTGCTTCTTTTCTTTTTCGATCAACAGGCGACTCTGCTCCAGCAATATGTACGTCGTTTAAAATATCGCTCCAAGATGACATATTGAATCCTCTATATTGTCGTATTAGCTAAATAAATTAATTGAGTCGGCTTATATGCGCTATATACCTTAAGATCGGTCTGTAAAGTTTCCTGCGAATTTATTTTTGCAAGAATTGGAAACACTCTATGGTACACATCCTCAAAGCTTGTACCATTACACGCTAATTTATTTAAAGTTTCTTCCTGCTCAATTTGTGAACCGTCATTCAAAGACATAGCTTTGCTTTGCTTTTCCATGCGTCCACCTTTCTTCGGCTTATTTAATTGTATACCAAAAAGTAAACTTTATTAACCTTGTTTTGGTAAAGAAGATACTTTACCAGCATTTGCTTTACTTAACAAGAATAATTTTTAATCAGCCATTTCTTTGCATACAAAAAGAGCCCAGCATTTCTGCCAGGCTCAATAAAGAAGGTGTCTGCCAGCAACCATTACTGACAATGAGATGTTCACAAAAGCGTCACTCAATACAATTCATATCTACTTTCTTTCCCCAAGCACAAAATCCTTCATCACTAGGTTCTACGAAAGAAAAAACTCCTGTGCATCTAGATGGAGTTTGTCTTTGCTCGTTTTCTGGCCTGAAATGAACACACTCTCTACAGTGGACGATATTCTCATCCGGCTCTATTAGATCTGCTAGAACCGTGAACGCGCTATCTCCGTCTGGTAAACATTCTTCAAGGTCTTCGAGGTAGTTCAAAGCCTGAAGATTTAGATCTTGAACTTCAAAATAACCAGGCGAATTACGCTCTATGTGCTTTTCACGCAACTTACATGCCACCTCTCTGCGCTCTTCGTTAGTTGGCATTAGCATCTTCCTCCGAATCGTCAAACACAATGTCTCCGTTTTTGTATTCAGCATTCAACCAATCCAGATATTCCTGTTTAGTTTCAAAGTATTCGATACGATTATTCCCCCAGGTCTGTGCTGAGAATGGTTCCACATCGTACAAGCTTATACTCCGAGGCCAGGAATGGAACTTAACTTCAATGTTTACAACCGATTCAGGAGTACCGAAATAATGCTCATAGTTGGTTGTCATTACTCAAACACCCCTACATCAAGAATTTGGAATCCCTCGAATGAAGCAGGAAAGTGCTTTTTTAGATCTTGAGCACGCTCCTCCAGTCTTTCTTTGCTGGTAGAAATTCCAACTGGCAGCACATCTAAGATTGCTCTTACTTCGTACTCGCAGAATCCAATTGTTGCCGGCATTGACGCTGGAGCCAAAATTCTGTTCCATGCGACCATGAGAACGTACATGCTCTCTGGTTTTGGGATATAGGTAATTCCCTCGAATTCGATGGAATTGGATTTATTCATTCCGAATCACCTACCAAATCCCTCCCGCATTTAAGACAAAGGTCTGTTTCGGCCTCGCTGTACTTTCCTTCGCCAATGGTGATAACTTTGGTGGTGATTACATTGCTACTGCCGCAATGGGGACAGGTCTTTTGTTTGGCAGGCTTGATTTGTTTTCTTTGTAGGGCTTTAGCCGCTTCTAGCTCTATTGCATCGCACGTACGCTTGTCGATTTCTTCAAGGCGATACATTAGTGCGGATATATTGACGGGATCAAATATTGCAGATTGGTAGATAGATCTGTTTAGATCATTAATCACATCCTGCAAGGTTTCGGGCGTGTTTTCGTCTATGAGCTTCTGGATTCTATTAACACCTCCATTCATATATACAAACTCGGTAGCGTTCTTGATGTATTCAAATCCATATCGAGAAAGAAGCATTTCGACTTCTTCAATACTATGGCTATACAAAGATTCAAAGTTCTTCTTGTATGTTTTTAACTTCATGTCTATTCCTCCTTCGTCATTCGTATTTAGTAAAGAAATGTTCGGTAGGTTAGGCGTCTAGCCCCGCGTCACGAGTGCGGGCGCGGCTTTAGCCCGCACGCACGGCCTAACCCTACCTAACCTTGAATTACTCTGGTTTGTTAGGTCGGTCACTCTTATATATTTATATATAGTGTGACCGCGACCGCGATAGGAGTTACCAGTCCTCTAAGGCGGCTTCTAAATCAGGGTCGTACAAGATCCCTTTTTTCTGCCCTTCAGGAGTTTTAGATCTAATCGTGCACCATTCGTATTTGCCTGGACGAATCCAGTTACTTACCGTGCTCTTACTAACCTGCTTATCGCCGACCTCTGGCATGCGCTCAACCACGTTGTCCAGTGTTCGCTCCACTCCATCACGATCACATGCATCCATGCCTTCGCGCAGGGCTGCAAGCTTTTCTGCTTGACGGGCACTGTCTCGCTTAGCCTTAGCCTCACGGCCTCGCTCTCGGTAGGCATTGCGCTCCAGCATCTCACCTTCAGGTGCCGCATCGGTAAGCACGCCTAGCTCGTCACGTCGGTGCATGGGGTAGTCGAACCACAGGTTCACAGGCTCAAACCGTGGGAATTCGCGCAGGGTTCCTTCCACGCGCCAGGCGCTACGAGATTTCACCTTCTGTCTGGCTGCATAGATGGTGTTCAGTAGTTCTTGTTCGAGTCCTAAAGGTTGGATCAGGTTCTTGGTGTCCGCCAGCATCTTGTTTGCCATAACCTGATCGTCAAGTGGAATTACCTCGCGCCAGCCATCTAGGTCATGGTGCGCATCTAGGAATTGAGTGCAGCACTCACACACAGCAGCATCTTCTTGTTGTTTGGCTAAGTCGTCGCTTACATGCAGCTCGATCATGTCGAGCAAGGCGTCAGGGTCACGAGCAAAAACACCTGAACCAGAGGCGCGATCCATGGAGCGTTTCTGTCCTTGGCTGCCCTTGGAATGGTGATGGCAGTAAATCACCGCACAGCCTAGGCTGTCTGCTACCTTGTCGAAGTTATTGCAGAACTGTGCCATCTGGTCTGCCGAGTTCTCATCGCCCGTGATTACCTTGTAGATAGGGTCGATGATTACCGCTATAGGCCTGGTTTTCAGTGCACGTCTGATAAGTGATGGTGCGAGCTCATCCATAGGCTTAGATTTGCCGCGTAGGTTCCAGACATCGATGTTGGCTAGGTTGTTAGGCACGGCTCCCATAGCCTCATAGACGTCGCGAAAGCGATGCAGACAGCTTGCTCGGTCAAGCTCTAGATTTACGTAGAGCACCCGACCCTGGGCACATTCCCATCCAAACCACGGCAGACCTTCGGCAATGGATACACACATACCGATTAAGGCAAACGACTTGCCAGCCTTAGAAGGGCCAGCAATAAGCATCTTGTGGCCCTGACGAAGCACTCCATCGATCAAGGGCGGTGCAAGCTCTGGTAAGTCATCCCAAACGCTTGCAAGGCTTTCAGGCTCGGGTAAATCGTCGTTTTGTTCATCCAGCCATTCGCGCCAATCTGTCCATGATTCGCGGCCTAAGTTGGTAGCAATGAGCCATTGCTTGTGTCCTGCACGCGTTACACCAGGCATGCGGGATAGGCGGCTTGGGTTTTTGTTCTGAGTGTCGAGCTTCAAGCCATTGTCACGGCAGGTTTGATAGAGAAAATCTACGCGCTTGCGATACTCGTCGTAATTCGGCGCGTCAATGCGTACGATCGCATGCACGCTTTTGTTGCCTGAGTGCACCATAGCGGCGATTGGTAGTTCAAGTGAGCGCATGATTGCCATCTGACGTGATGGAGACATCTCGTCTGATTCCACGAGCGCGTATCGAAACTCCGCTACGTTGTCATTGCGTACACCTTCGCCATCGAGTGGGTTGAAACGAATCCACGCACCTGCGTCTGTATTATTGAAACCAAGAGATGATGCTAGATCGTTCTTGTACTTTTCGATTCTTGCGATGATGTCCCCGGCAGTTTCAGTGTGTGGACCCTTACCTTGCGGGATCCAGCGCCCGTCTTTTTCCCATGAATCAACCACATAGCCAACTACTTCCTCAGACGAGAAAAGCGTCTCTAAATACTTCACCAAATCACGCCAGCCTTGCCAGTTTTCTCCTGGCTCTTCGAGTTCTGCGTTTTCCACCCATGTAGGATCGATAATCTGGTAGGTTGGCCTGTATTCTTCGGTGCGTTTGGAAAGCTGAGGGCTAATATCTGACTCGTTATCGATAACATAGCCTTCCCATCCTAGATCTTCACCTAAATCGTATTCTGGCGGCTCCCAGCCGATCTTTCGCGCCATTTCAACGACAGTGCCGCCACCGACGTCGTTTTGGCGCCCTTTGTCGCTAAATGTCGCCCATTTACGTTCGCATTCTCCAGGATGGTAGCGTGGAGCATCACGCGAGCTCCACGCATCCCAAATCTGCCAATCGTATCCTTCGACCTTAAGTGCCATGCCGACCTGTACCCATTCGGTGTAATCGCATGCTCCTGGATCAATAGCATCCAGGCAGCTTTGCAGATCGTATCCCATTAGCGCAGCCCTCCTTCAGGTACGAAGGTCTCAGGTGTGTACCTAGTAGGCGTGCGCCAACCATTAGCGGCAATAATGCTTATAAGCTTATGGGCGTCTTTATGAGACCAGCGTCCTACCTGTTGAAATCCTCGGCTTTCTAGTTGTCTAATTTGGCGTGGTGTGGCGTAGCCTTCTTGTTGTCGCTTGTGCAGCTTGTTGAGCAACAGTGACGCCTTACCAGCACACTCAACTTCGTCGGGGTAGATGCCGAACTTCTCAAGTGCTCTTAGCTGATTGTCGGATGCAGGAGCCATTTCCCAGTCGAAGGAGGGCATATACCCAACAAGATCAGCGTCAGCAATAGACATTTCAAACTGTAGAGGATCCACGAGCTTTCGTTTGCGGCTACGCATTGCAGCCAGTTCTTTTGCGAGCGATTCTTCGCGTTGGGCCACCACATCTTGTTGAGCCTTGTGTTCGGCTTCTTCTAGGTCAACCATGCCAGGCGAATCTTCAATAGTCTTAGTCATTACCTCGGCTACTTCGTCACTCGACGCAATAAGGTGCGCTGGATGGCAGAGATCATGTCGTTCGGTCATCCACAGGAAGTCCAGCACTAACAATTCAGTCTTGCCTGTTTCGGGCGATAGGCGAGTGCCACGCCCTACTATCTGACAATAGAGACTACGTACTTTGGTTGGGCGCAATACCACAACGCAATCCACGCTTGGACAATCCCAGCCCTCGGTGAGCAGCATCGAGTTGCAAAGAATAGATCCAGGACCAGCTTGGTCGAACCAATCCAAGACCTCTGTGCGGTCTTTGCTCTCTCCGTTTACCTCACGTGCTGCAAAGCCCTTATCGGCTAAGATATGCGCGAACTTTTGGCTAGTAGCCACCAAAGGTAAGAACACTACTGTCTTGCGCTCCATGCAGCCTGCAGCAAGCATCTCGTCGGCTATCTGCTCCAGGTATGGATCCAGTGCGGTATCAATGTCTCCTAGAGCAAAGTCACCGTTGGAAATATGCACGCTTGATAGATCTAGCTTGAGCGGTATGGTTTGCGCCTTGATGGGGGAGAGGTATCCCTCACGAATAGCGCGAGGTAAGGTGTATTCATAAGCTATTGAATCAAAGTATTCGCCTAGGTTTCGCTTGTCACCTCTGTCGGCGGTCGCTGTAACTCCTAATACCTGTGCAGCAGAAAAGTGTCCTAGCACCTGTTGATAGCTATCAGATAGCGCATGGTGCGCTTCGTCAACTACGATCGTGTCGAAGTAATCAGGAGCGAACTTAGCAAGGCGCTTAGGGCGCATCAGCGTTTGCACGCTACCTACCGTCACCCGAAACCATGAGCCCAAACTTGTTTGCTCTGCTTTTTCTACTGCACACCCCAATCCTGTTGCATTGGCAAGCTTATCGGCTGCTTGTTGGAGTAATTCGCCACGGTGTGCAAGGATAAGTACGCGCTCTCCCTTGTCTACTGAATCTTTGGCCACCATAGAAAACACGATCGTCTTACCGCATCCTGTTGGTAAAACAAGGAGCGTCTTGCGACGCCCCTCATTCCACTCGTTTTCAATTGCTAATCGTGCTTCTTCTTGGTATGGCCGTAATGTTACGGAATCCATTACAAGCTCCAAGATCCGCCAGTTGTTGGATTAGTAAACTGCTGGGGCTGTGCAGGTACTGGCATAGAGGTTTGTGTTGGCTGCGCTGGTTGCGTTACTGCGGGTTCAGGTTGCTGGACGGGCTGTGCCGATACGGGAACAGGTTGGCAGCGTGCTGACCAGTCGGCATAGGCTTTTTCGGCCTGACGCGGATAGCAATATTCGTCAACATCGTTAGATTGCTGCTTGTTGCCGTTCTTGTCGGTGTACTCACGCACCTTCAGTTTAAGCCAGCCTTCTTTGTCCTCGACTTCGTTCCAGTGCATTTGCATGCGACCCTCATCGTCCTTGGTAAAGCCTAGGCACTCGAAGAAACGAGCAACGCGCCACTGCATCTTAGTGTTGAGCATAATACGGTCAAATACGGTTACGAAGTGATCGCCTGCATTTATCTCTAAGGTAAGCTTGGCACGCGAGCAGGATGCCATTTTGGTAGATCCTTCGAAGCGTTCTTTTTCAAGCTTCTTTACGCGAAAAGGGTAGTAGCCAGCTTCTAATAGTTCAAAATCGCCGCCGTTATCAATTACATAGCCTTCCCAGCCAAGGTCTTGGCCCAAATCTACTTCTGCCATTGTTTGATTCCTTTCTAGTTAAATGGGACTGGTATACGGTTTGCCTTGATTCGCTCTAAAATCTGCACCCAGTTAGGGACGATGAATCCTGCTATATAGTCTGGGTCGTAGTTTTCAAGCGGAGTATCAGCGGTATAGTTACCCGCTTTGACGCTAAAATCTTTAACCTCATCCACCGTTACACCGTCTGCCTGCATAAGTTGCAGCGCTGGTGCCCAGAAGTCTGGCAAGCCGCCCTCAGATGGTGCTGCAGGTGTCGCTTGTTCCACTTGCTGGTGCTGTGCTTGTTCTGGAATAGGCACTTGAGTTTGATTCGTCTGGGTTTGTGGCTCTGGTTGTGCCACTTGCTGAACAGGTGCAGAATTTGCACATGTTGCTTGCGTGATATAAGGCGCGATTTCCTGGTAGTCGAAGGGTAGCTCTGCGGCCAATCCCCAGCGATTTTTGGCATCCCAGCAAGCGTTGTGCTGTGTATACATCACGCGCTTATTGCCACGAGCTTTAGCCTTACCGCTATCTGTCTTTTCGACTACGGTTTTGTAATTGGCAAAAATTACAGCATCGGCCCATTCCTTGACCATGTTTGCTACAGATTTTTTGGGTGTGTCGATGAGCTTTAATTGGTATCGATCGTATGGTGCAGCTTCGTCGGGCTGTTCGAACTTTCGAATCATCGAGTGAGCTACTAGTACTACATTAATTCGGTGCTCTACTATATCGCTAAGAAGGTTCAGCAGCTTGCCAAAGGCTTCATAGACGTAGGTATAGCCCGCACCATATCCAAAATCCTCGATACCGTTTTTCTGGTGCGTCTTACACACCTCGTCAATACATAGGCGTTCCGCCCAGTCGATGGTGTCAATCACGAGTGTTGAGCAAAGGCCTGGCATATCACGGACATACTGTACTTCCTGCAAGAGCATCTGCCAGCTGTTAGGGGCAGGTAAGCGCCTTACGTTCATGGTGTTGGTGGATCCTTCAGTGTCGATGAATAAAGGATTAGGGAATTGCGAAGCGAAAGTAGACTTGCCAATACCCTCTACGGCATAAATCACCAGTTTAGTAGCTGACAACATAGGTCCTTGTGAAATATCAAATTGCATATCATTCACCTACTTTCCTGGAGTTACTTTTACCGATGATTTAGCAACGGTTGTTTTGCAACACTCGGAATAGATTTCTGGATAACTCCGCTTTACTTTCGTGCTGTCAAGCGATGTCCTAATTACTGGCTGTGTTATCTGGATGATGATTTCGCTATCAGTTAGGTAGCGTTCACCTTCGTTAAGGAGTTCGCGGACGCGATTTTCAAGTTCTTCTTTTTCAGATTTGAGCTGTGCCGATTGCTGCTTATTCTTAATGAGGCTTTGAGCAAGCAAGTCAAGCTCATTGGCGATATTGGTTTCGATATGTCGCATTACAGGCTCCATTTCTTGTTGGTGTTTATCGGGGCTGTGGTGTTAGCGGTTAGCGCGCTAAAACGATCAGCGGGGTTTACGCTCGGGAATGGACCTCCTACAGCAGGCGCGAGCGTAGGTGCTGATGCGATGTCTCCTGCTGGATAAAGCGTAGGAGTGGGATCAACTGGTTTGCTGTAGCCATCCTCGATTACAATTTGGCAGGAATCATCACTTCCTACGCGAGTGCCGATGATCTGAAGGTTCTCACCTTCTGCCCAGGCTCCAAATTCGGCTAGGGTTTGTGGGTCGAACTGCTCTAACTTGTCCACCAAAACAAAACCGCAGCTAGGCTTGAGCGCTCGGACAATAGCGGTTGCCACACGGAGCTGTTCTGATCCGCTCATACAGTCCCAAACCTGCCCGTTATAGGTGAGAAGCCCGTTCTCGACACCAAGGCCTGGCAAGGGCAGATTTGCTCCTTCAAGCAGTGCCATACGCTTCGAGCGGACATCGTTGATCTGCTCGGTAAGCTCCTTGTAATTAGCTTCCAGCTCATCTGCTTCTACCATGGCATTTTCACGTGCTGCATTAGTGCGAACCTTTGCGTTGATAGCGTCGATTTCCTGTAGCTTTGCCTCGATCTCTGCCGTGCTTTCATCTTGGAGTTGTGATGCAGTCTTGTTCGCTGTATTGAGGTCTGCGCGAGCATGCTCAAGCTGTACGGTAACCTCATTGATCTTCTGGTTGATGTCCTCTGCTTGCTGCATGAAGCGTGCGAGCTGTGCTGCCAAATCCTTGCACTTGCTGTCAAGCTGGGCTGCCTGCTGACGCTTGCGCTGGTTCTCACCGTTACGTGCTAGGATTTCTTGTTGTTCCTTGATAAGCTCAGCGGCGCTGATAGGCTCTGATGGTGCGTCGGGATAGCACATCATATCTTCTGCCGCACCACGTTTCTGGCGAGCAAGTTGACCCATAGTAGTGCGCTGGTTGTAGAGTTGCTGCTCCTGTGCTTCCAATGCAGTCAGCTCGTCTCCGATGCCTAGGATCTGCAGAAGCGTCTCAGCCTTCTCCTTGTCGGTAGCGTTTAGAAACTTAGGAAGGTTGAGTGCTAGCTGCTCCAAGAATGAATCAAGTAGGTTTTGGCCTGATTTATGACCTTCAGGATCGGTTACCTTAAGCGATGAGTTGACGCCTTTGCGCTCCACCACAATGCCGTTTGAAAGTTCTACGCGTAAGTGTGGGTCGGTTGCGGAACCTTCGCGCTTAGCATTGCTTGGCTTGAATCGGTTGCCGCCTAATGCCCAGGCGATAGCGTCGAGCACGCTTGTCTTGCCTTGGCCGTTACGACCGCCGATGATAGTAAGGCCGTTTTCGGTAGGCTTGAGCTCCACTGCTTTCACGCGCTTTACGTTCTCGGCTTCGAAGCTGGTTATTTTGACAGATTGTTCCATAGTTAGTTCTCCTGTTGTTTAGCGTTTTGCCTGATAAAAGCAAAAAGCCCCATTCATTTAGATTTTTTTCTAGGGTTTGTTCCAAGTCTCATTCGGATACGTTCAAGACGTTTTTTATTAGCGTTTATTCGTCGGTCCAAATACTTGATTTCCCATAGTTCAAGCTCGCGCTCATATCTGATTAACTCTCGATTTCTCCTGTAGCGGTATCTAGGTTTAGTACTTACTTTCTTCATAACTGGCTTAGGAGGTATTTCACTTCCTCGGCTTAGTTCGAAATGCTCCAAAACAGACCGTTGTTCGAAAGGCAGTTGAGCTAAAGCTTCAGATATTCGTTGTTCGCTTTTATCCAATTGTTTTTGCTTCGAGCAAACTCGGCACACGCCTGTGTGTGGATTGATTTCTGTTCGCATATGAGCACAATTTGGGCACCATGCAAGAGTCGAATTGAAGTATCTAGTTGATAGACCTAGAGTTTCTGCCTTGCGTTGAATAGCTTTAGGTGATTTACCAAGATGTTTACTAATTTTAGATATAGGAATCAGACCAGCGTTATCGCGTAGATATTTAAGGTCTTTGGTGCTCCAATCTATACGGCGTGCTCCTTTACGCAATGACCTCACCTGTGCCAATCAAGTAGTAAAGGCCGTGTAGAAAAGCGCAGCGCAAATGGTCATTAGTGAGCAACTTCTGGCCCTCGTAGACAAAACGTCCTTGCTCTAGCAAGTCCTTCTGGTTGGATAAGTTGCCCTTAGTACGAGGGTTAAGTACTTGCTTGCTTGTTTGAATTGTCGGCGTGATGTCTATGCTCTCAAGGCTGCTCAAAAGGTAGCCAACGAGCCAAGGTGTTTGATGAGAGGTTGCCCTAGATGCTCCACGGTTTGTTACGTAGGGGATGTAGCCCTCGATCACTACCGCATCTTGGCCATGCATGACTAGGAATTGCTCAAGCTGACGCCAAATGTTTTGGCAACGCTCGTCCAATAAATAGTTATCGATGCCGCATGCCTTGGGGTAGGAGATGGTCTTTGCATCAATTACCCTACGCTCGTCCATGTAGACAATGCCAGTATGCGTGGTGCCTGGATCGATTGCTACTATCCTGGGCATCTTAGGCTACCTTTCGCATTGCATCAGAGTAGCCATTTTCATAGCCCTGCTTATACTCAATGTCTGCATCGTCTGTGCTGCTCATAAAGCCATCTTCGTAGCCTGACGCATAACCTTCCTCGTAGGAGGCTTTACACATGAATATGAGCAACACAATAAGAGCGATACAAAGGATAGCGACAGCTATCATTACTTGTTCTAGTTGCATAAGTCTTCCTCCTTAACGGGGATACGCCAAAGGTGGCCTAATTTGATTGCGCCGGGGAAGCTGCCGTCTCTGCAGCGACGCACTATGCTGTTCTTGCTTACTCGGATACGATCAGCAAGTTCTCCTACGGTGAGGTAGGTGTAGCCCTCAGGGGCGAGTGGTGTATAATTCTTTGTGGTGTTTGAGCCCTGCTGCTTTGCGGGGTTCTTTTCGTTTGTGGCCATGATTAGCTCTCCTTTGGATGATTGCGGTTATAGATCTTCGGATCGTCATAGGCTTCGTCGCGCCAAATGTCTTTAAAGTCCGTACCGTAGCCGTAGCCATTTACGGAGAAGTAGACTCTCTTGGCGAATAAATGTTTAATGCCGTTCAACTCAAAGGAATCTAGATCGCACTCAAGTGGAACAATCTTGCTGTACGAGAATCCGAACTGGTAGCGGATTCGGCTGATAACCGACTGCTCGGTTTCTACGTAGCCGTTGCCGTCTTCAGCTTCTTCAAACTTGAAGACGTTTTTTACTTCGATAGGTTTCATTGGCTTACCTCCTTTACGCTACGCTCTCGCGTTTCCAGAAATCATCAGTGGGACACTCGAACGCATCAGCGATCTTGCACATTGCTTCAAAGCTAGGGGTGTTGAGCCCTGCTTCATAGCGAGCGATGCTTGCCAAGCTGATGCCGCTTTCCTCTGCAAGGTCCTTCTGCTCCCAATCCTTGTCGATGCGCTTTTTCTTCATCTCACGTGCCATGTACTGCAAATCAAAAGCCATTACTTACCTCCTTTCCATGCGTGTAAGCTCCAACCAAGAAGGACGCCTATCAACGAAGTTGCCGTAAGAAACATGCAACTCGCGAATGGCTCGAAGCTCATCGATCGCCAGAAGATTGCGACACCAAAGGCAACCACCCAAAGAGTTATGAATAGTTTCGGAAAGAATTCCTTCATCAGCGATCACCTCTCTTCCAATCCCAGTTGGCTAACCTTTTGCCCAATTCGAAGCCGACCATGGCGACACCGATGAAAAACACCCATGGCCCCGTCTCATATCCAAGAAAGATCGACAGAAGAATGAGAACTATTCCTGTGATGTGTATGTTGGCTCCTTCATGGTTTTGTCTTAAAACAGATAAGCAGGTTATCTGTTTCCATCAAGATAGATAATTAAATTAAACATGTCAAGTAAAAAATGTATATTCGGATTGAACATTTTCTAATTTACTTGTATTATTTGCGCTATCAGGCGAGAGAAAAGAGACAATATGGATCTCCAATTAATGAAGCTGAGGAAACTCGCAGGATATAAGAGCAGAGATTCTTTTGCTGACTATCTTGGTGTGAACAGATACACATACAAATCTTGGGAATCAGGAGCAGCGATGATGAATTTTGAGCAGGCGTGTATGTGTGCCGATGCTCTAAACTGCACCACTGATGCTCTTGCTGGACGCGAAGTCTCTACCGATAGATATACCGATAAACGTCAAACCGACTTAAATAAGAACTACGAAGCACTTACTGATGAAGGAAAGGACGCGGCGCTCGGTGCGGTGAGGGGTATCAGAGCATCAGAGAGCGCGCGAGCTGACGAGGAGGGGCCTACAAATAGTGAGCAGGTGAGTGCTTAAATGGGTATCCTAAATAGATTCAGGAGAGGATCAACGGAAGTAATAGACGAGTATCCAAGCTTTGTTACTAAAGCTGAGTTGTCTTTTAAAACAGATTCTAATTCCTTTTTGGCTCAAGATACTGGGTTTACCATTTTGCAGACTCCTTGCATAGAAGTGAGTACTGTTAATTGTTCAACGGGTGAAGTAAATCGTGATTATGAATTTTATGTAGCAAGCGGGAAGGATTACAGAAAGATTTTCGCTGATTTAAGAACAGTAATTTTTCCTCTATTGGACGAAGCAAGAAAATACGATAAAGCCTTCCCGTTTATTAATGATTACGATTTCACCAATATTGTTGATCCAAGAGAAAATGGGCTTGATGATTTTGGCTCGAGAGAATATATACGACTTCGTTTTTCTGAGACAACAAAAACAGGAAAGCCGCCAAAATATGTAATCAATGCAGATCTTTCAACCTCAAGAACATTTGACCATTCTGTGTGGCCATGTACACATTATGCAACTATTTATATTGATTACTTATCCGATGGATCAGTGGGAAAGGGTCAATGTGGGTTTTGGAATGAAAATGTATGTCATTCAATAAAGTTCGCTAGAAGAAAAGGCAATTTACTTCTTTCTTGCGTAGAGGTTGCTGATCTAAATAAAGACACTGGGGTTAAACGTTTATACGACTGGAATAGTTCATAACTCCAACACCCGGGCATTCCTCGGTAGTTGGTACACAATTCCTTTTGATTTTCAGATTTAGGAATGCAGAAAATTACTAAGTAATTTACTTTGTTAATCGGTGAGTGACATTGTTGTATTTTTAGCATGATGCTAAATTATTTGGTGGAAAGGAGAGTTGTTGACTGCGAATAAGGGGCCTTGCTATGACCTTGAAACGGTGAAGAGGCTGGTTTCCTACGACTGCTACTACACAACATCGCGGGTTAGAAAATATCTTATTAACCATGGATACGTTGTCGATGAAACAGTTTCTGATGTAATCCAGTCAATACAGCCATCAAATTATTACAAGTCAGACGAGCTACACAATAGGCAAGGAGTTTATGCCGACATATACCGTCGTGTTAAATGCCATGATGAAGAATGGTATGTGAAGCTCTTCATAAATGAAGATGGTTCAACAAGCGTTTCTATTTGGTCATTAAAGGAAGATGGATACCAATACTAAGGAGAAGGAAATGATTTGCGTGGAATGTGGGGCAGAAATGCATAAGTCTTCTGCTCCTATGAAGGAGACATTCCGTGGCGAAGAGCTAACCATCACTGGAGTTACTTACTACAAATGTGATGAATGCGGTGAAGTGCTTTTCGATGCAAAAGAAGGGAAAAAGTTCGACAAAGAACTCGTAGATCAGTATGCAAAACTAATGGGTCTATTGAGTCCATCGGAAATAAGGGATATACGAAAGAAATACGATCTTAACCAGCAAGAATTCGAGAAGGTTCTTGGAGTATCATCGCCTTCTGTATCTCGATGGGAGACTGGTAAAGTGATCCAATCAAAACCTATCGACCTCCTAATGCGTGCATACAACAAATCTGAAGCTTTGATGCGTGAGAGAATGGAACAGGTTGAGATAGGGTCCTCTGATCGAGCTAATAACGTAATTCCATTTAAGCCAAGAAATTCAAGAATCATTAAGCCGTATTTCATGAGCATAAAATCAGATAAAAGTATTGTTTCAGAAAGTTTTAATGTTGATGTAACAGAGTACGTTAAGGAAGGCTAATAATGACTGATTTTGGTTTTGACATAACAAAAGTTGTTGTCGATGAAAGCAAAATCATGGCACTCTCCATCGTTGCAAACACCAATGTTGAAGAGCGTGAAGATGGAAAGTATGGACTCACGACGAATTTTAGTGCATCTCCGACAAGGGCTGATAATGGCTCTGTCTTTTTAGATCTATCTGTTGAGGTTCTTAGTAATGGCGCTCCAACATATGATGTGCAAATCAAAACAAGAACAATGTTTTTGTTTCCAGAAGGATCAAACGAGGAATCTGAAAATGAATATCTTCGCACAATCGGCGCATCGCGAGCTTTTGATTATGCGCGTAACTACATAAAGATGGTTACAGTTTTTGGACCTTGGGACGATCTTAGTTTGCCAGGAATTCCTGCTATGAGTAGTAATTAAACAAGAAAGCCCCGCAAATCTTGGCGGATCCCGCGGGGCAACCTCCAACCAGAAGGCTAGGTGAATTGTATCATGAAGCTGCAAAGCCAGGGTACCATCAGACAGATGGAGCCAAACAAGCCTAAGAACAAATGTCGTAAATGGATGCTCCGTGTAAGAACCGGACTTAATCCTAGAACTGGAAAATACAGCGAAAAGACGCGAATTTTTCATGGCGCATACAGGCAGGCGCAAGCTGCTTTAGCTGAATTTGCTGAAGAGATAGAAAACAAAATAAGCTCAGCACCAGCACGTAAGGTCACTTTCGAGGATCTGTCTGAGGAGTGGGTCGAGCATCGTCTGGCTATGCGCCAGATCGCGGAAAGCACTGCAGACAAAAACAGGAATTCCCTCAATGCGCTTAGTCGTCATTTAGGTAAGATGCCAGCAAACAAATTGGAACCATACATGATCACCGATGCCGTAAAGGCTCTGCTAGCTGGAGATAGCCCAAGCGGTAAACCATTGTCATCGACTTATGTACTTATGGCTATACAAACAGGGAGCACCATGTATAGCGGGTATGCGGTACCCAATGGGATTGCTTCGAGCAATCCGTTCGATAAAGTAGAGCGTCCGAAAAGGGATACTGAGGAGCGTGATCCTCTTACAGAACAGCAGGAAATAAAGCTAATGGAGAAATGCACTCCAACCGAGAATCACTACGCTGCTGTGGCATTGGCATTGTATGGTGGCATGCGCAGGGGAGAGATAGCTGCGCTTGATTGGAAACATGTGAATCTTATCGACGGGGTGATATTACTGCCTGATACTAAGGGAGGAAACAAGCTGGCGGCTACACCGATGCGACCAAAGCTCGTCGAGTACTTGCTTGCTTGGAAGGAACATCAAGCAAAACGCATGGCGAAGTACGGAGTGGTTCAAGGTGACTATACTCCTGTATGTGCTAACGATTTAGGGGATAGATTAGACAAGAAAGTGCTCGGTCGGTGGTGGCAACGAAACAGGGATGGCCTTGGATGCGATGGGGTGCATTTCCATGATCTGCGCCATTCGTTCGCAACCGATCTGGCGAAGAAAAACGTGCACCCGAAAGCTATACAGCTGCTAATGAGGCAGAAGGACGATCGCATGGCCATGAGGGTATATACACACGTAAATGTTGAACAAATGCGTGATGCAGTGATGCGTTTGGATTCCTGA